GCGACCAAAGCCTACGTCGACGCTTTGTCCAGTGCGGTTAGCGGGGGCTATCTGCCGCTCGCCGGCGGCACGGTGACCGGCAACGTCACAGCGAACGCCTTCGTCGTCAGCGCGACCAGCGGCTATCTCGGTGGCAGCGCTAGCGTCAGTGTGCTGGTGTGGGACACCGCGGGCTGGAACCTGCAATACACGCGCGCCACCGGGCGGTTGTCGTATATCCAGGGCGGCACCGGCACCGAGCTGTTCGCGATCGACGCCAACGGCAGTGTTGGAGTTACCGGCAGCCTAAACGCGAACGTGGACCTGAGCGCCCAGCGCAACGTGACCGCAGCAGGAACGGTCACCGGGGCCACGGTCAACTCGACTGGCAACGTCAGTGCTGCCGCTGCGGTTACGGCTTCTGGCAACGTCAGTGCGGTCGGTCAGCTGTCTGCCTCTAGCGGTGCCATGGTTATCGGACCCGGCGGCAACGGCCGCATCATGCAGATGCAGGGCGGTTACTACTTCGACTTCAACACCAGCACCGGCGACACGCAGTGGATCGGGAACAACTCGCCGCTTTGGGTCATGCGTGCCTCCGACGGTGCGTCCTATAACGGCACCGCCTGGGTCGGGGGACACGGCGCCTATCGTGACGTGTCTGACGAACGCCTGAAGACCGACATCACGCCCGCCACCGTGGGCCTGCCGGAAATCCTCGCGATCGACCCGATCAACTTCCACCGTCTCGGGTCTGACGGCGAGCCTTATCCCGCCAACGAGATCGGTTTCTCCGCGCAGAACGTCCAGCCGATCATCCCTGAAGCGGTGACCGAGACCGGCATTGGCCTGCCGGACGGGCTGGCGGTTGCCAGTGAAATGATCCTCGCCGCGGCGGTGAACGCCATCAAGACCCTCAACGAACGTGTATCAGCTTTGGAGGCCACCTGATGCCTATCGATCAGAACACGCAGATCAGCGTCACCCTGAACGCCACGCAGTGGAACATGATCCTGCTTCAGCTGGCGGAGGGACCCTACCGTGTGGTGCAGCCGCTGATGATCGCTATCCAGCAACAGTGCATGGCCCACGAGAATGCGTCGGAACAGTCGGGCGCCAAGGTCATGCCGTTCAACGCGGCGGAGTAACCCAAGTCATGGCCCTTCCTGTGTTCGCGCCGCCGCACCCGGTGCCGGTGTTCCGCGTCCTGAAGACCGCGTATCGGGCTTACCTCGCGAGCGGCAACGCCGCCTCGATCGACGTGCCGACGCCGCCCAACCAGGCGGCGACCGCCGCCACCACGGTCGCAGGGACCATCTACGTGGACGCCGGTGTCCCCTTCCCCGCCACGGTGTCCGTGTCGCTGTGGCAAAGCAGCACGCTCAAGGCCACGCAGAGCGCCCCCGTGAACCAAACCACCGGCGCCTACACGACGACGTTTCCTGCCAACACCTTGGTCGCGGGGACGGCAAATGCAGTGGTTACGTCAGCTTCTCCGGTGGAGACCACGACCTCCGCTAACTTCACCGTCACATGAAAGGAGCCCCATTTCCATGAGCGGAACCAACTCGCCCGTCGACGAGCCCCCCGGCAGTCAAGGTGTGCAGCCGCCGAACCCGCCCGATCTGCCGCCTGTTCCCGATTGGGGACCTGGTGAGAACCCGCCGGGGACCAATCCCCCCGTGGACCCGCCGGTGGACCCCGCGACGGTGCCTGTCCCCGGCAGTGTCCCCACGCATGACCAGGGCGGTTCGACACCGATCGTGTCCTCGCCCCCGGTGAACGTGGATGCTCCCGTGGTCATCCAGGACGGGGACACGCTGAGCTGCACGATGGGCAACTGGAACAACGAGCCCACGACTTACTCCTACGCGTGGGCGCTCGACGCCCAAACGGTTGGGACTGACGCGGCCACCTATACGATTGTCACGCCCGATGACGTGGGGCGTGACGCGACCTGCACGGTGACAGCGAGCAACGCGCATGGCGCGACCACCGCGCCAACATCGAACGTCGTCACGGTTGCTGATCCGGCAGGCGCGACCTCAGAAGAGACCGGTCGGCGCAAGCACCGTCGCCATGAGTGAGCCGTGACACCGGACCAGGCCCGCTACGAACTCGTCCTGAAGCGGCTGATTGCCGTGCTGGCGGCGCATGACGAAATGCTCGCCTTCACCCGCCTCATGATGCCGACACCCGGCGAGCCTGATGACCCGGACTTCTCCCGCTACGAGGTTCAGCGCTTCCACGCGGTGATCGCCGCCGCGCTCGAAGAACTCGATGCCGGGCGCTACAAGCGGTTGATCATCTCCCTGCCGCCGCGGCACGGCAAAACCCAGCTGGCCAGCAAGATGTTCCCGGCCTGGTTCATCGGGAGACACCCCCACCTGAGCATGATCTTCGGCACCTACAACGAGAAGTTCTCTCAGGACATCGGCCGCGCCGTCCGGGACATCATGGTGTCCCCCGCCTACGCACAGGTGTTCCCCGCGGCGCAGCTCAAGGGGGACAGTCAAGCCTCCGATCGGCTGGAGACCACGCAGGGCGGTGTCATGGCGTTCGTCGGCCGCGGCGGCACCACCACCGGCCGCGGCGGTGACGTGCTGGTCATCGATGACCCGCTGAAGGACCGCCAGGAAGCCGACAGCCCGACCATCCGTGGTTCACTCAGGTTATCGCCTCGCGCCTGATGGACCAGTCCGGCCGCATCATGCTGATCCAGACACGGTGGCACCAGGACGACCTGGTGGGCCGGCTCACCGACCCGCAGAACTCCTACTATGACCCCGGCGAGGCCGCCGAGTGGAAGGTGATCGACCTGCCGGCGCTGGCGATGGACAAGACCGATCCGCTGGGCCGCAAGCCTGGTGAAGCACTCTGGCCCGGTCGTTTCGGACGTAACTTCTTGCTCGGTTTGCAACGGCGCGACGCGCGGGGCTTCTCGGCGCTCTATCAGGGCAAGCCGTCGCCTGCCGGCGGGACGTTCTTCAGCGTCAAATGGTTGCAGACCTACAAGCCGCACGAGCTGCCGGGCAATCTGCGCTGCTACGCGGCCAGCGATCACGCGGTGTCGCTGGAACAATACGCCGACAAGACCTGCCTCATGGTGGTCGGCCTCGATGACGAAGAGAACATTTGGGTGCTGCCGGACTGTGTTTGGCGCACCATGAACGCGGAACAGACCGTTGAAGCCATGCTGCGCATGATGAAGCTGCACAAGCCGCTGTTTTGGTGGGCGGAGCGCTCGCATATCAGCAAATCGATTGGTCCCTTCCTGCGCAAGCGGATGCTGGAGACCGGGACGTTCTGTTCGCTCATCGAGATGCAGCCGATCGCGGACAAGCAGACCCGCGCGCAGTCGATCCAAGGCCGCATGAGCATGGGCAAGCTCCGCTTCCCCGAGCGCGCGCCCTGGTGGATCGCCGCGCGCGACCAGCTGCTGAAGTTTCCCTTCGATCAGCACGACGACTTTGTGGACACGCTGTCCTATGTCGGGCTCGGGCTGACGCTTCAGGTCGGCGCCGGCGCGCGCAAGCGCGATCCCGAGAACGTCGAAGGCACGTTTGGCTGGCTGAAGCTGCAACGCGATCAGGCCGAGCGCGCGGTGAAGCAGGGCTTCGCCACAGGAGGTTGGTGATGTGTTTCTCGGTTCTCTGGCTGGTCCACCTTCTCATCGCGATCGTCGTGATTTGCGGCATAATCGGTATCATCATGATCTTGCTGCCGATCGCGCTGCGCTGGATTGGCTGGGCCGGCGCCGTGGCGATGCAGGTTCTCCGCATCATTGTCGCCGTCATCGTGATCGTGGCGCTGATCTGGTTCTGTTACGACCTCTACGAGTGCGCCGGCGGCGGCGCTCTTATCAGGGTGCGCTAACGTGAGCGGTTTCGGACAAGGACCGCCAACAGGCTACCCCGGTGCGACGCCGCAGTCGCCGGGGATGGGGGCGGGAGGCGTGGGCTTGGGTGGTCCAGGAGATGTGCCCCTTGGATCGCAGGGACCGGACCATGTCTCCCGTGACCCGCCGAACCCGCCCGAGCCACGCCGTAAGCTGGTCAAGCGCTGGACCGACCGCGTCACCCGCGCGCGCAAGCATTGGGAGCCGGTGTTCAAGCGGATGCGCGACAACATGGAGTTCGCGGAGGGCCGGCAGTGGCCGGACATGCCGAACGACGCACGCCAGCGCGATGAACGCTACATCGCCAATGTCTGTATCCGCCACATCTTGCAGCGCACGGCGGAACTCTACCCCAACAACCCCAAGATGGTGGCGAAGCGCAAGCCGAAGCTCATGGCGCAGACCTGGGATGGCTCGCAGCAGCAGCTGATGCAGGCGCAGCAGGGCGCGCTGATGGCGATGCAGGCGGGTCTGCCGCCTGATCCGCAAAGCCAGATGGTGCTCCAGGACGCGCAGATGGTCGCGCAGTATGACCGGATGCTGGAGCGGGTCTCCAAGACGCTGGAAATCCTCTTCGAGTATAACGTGAACGACCAGCCGTTCGCGTTCAAAGAGTGCATGAAGATGACGGTGCGCCGCGCCATCGTCACGTCGGTCGGTTACGTCAAGATCGGCTTTCAGCGCGCCATGCGGATGTCCCCCGAGATCGAATATCGCCTGAGCGATATGTCCGAGCGCCTGGCCCACGTCGAACGCCTGTCGGCCGAGATTGGCGATGGCGAGCTTGAGCCCGACAGCGCCGACGCCGAAGAACTCAAGATCGCCATGCAGTCGCTGATGCAGGAACCGCAGATCGTCATCCGCGAGGGTCTGTTGTTCGATTATCCCGACAGCACGGCACTTATTCCCGACCCGAAATGCCGCTCGCTGCGCGGCTTCGTCGGCGCCGATTGGGTGGCGCAGGAATACCTGCTGACCGAGGACCAGATCGAGGACATCTACATGATCGACATAGGCACCAGTTACACCGCCTATGACGATTTTGGTCAGCCGTCCGGCTATCAGCCCGCGGCCACGCTCGACCACTACACCGCGGGCGGCGGAGAGAACCCCGGTCAGCCACCGCGCGCCTGCGTGTGGGAAATCTACCACCGCAAGGACGGCACAGTTTACACGGTGTGCGACGGTTACCCGGACTTCCTGCGCGAGCCGGGTCCGCCGGACACCGAGATCGAGCGGTTCTATCCGTGGTTCGCCTTCGTGATGAACGAGGGTTACGACGAAAAGCGGCTCTATTCGCAGTCGGACATCGACCTGATCCGCGACATGCAGCTGGAGTTGAACCGCTCGCGACAGGGTCTTCGTGAGCACCGCCGCGCCAATCGGCCGAAGACGGCGGTGGCCGCGGGGATGCTGGAAGAGCTCGATCTGGAGAAGCTGCGCACGCATCCGGCGAACGCGCTGATCGAGCTGAATGCGCTGGCGCCCGGCCAGAAGATCGATGACGTGCTTCAGGTGATCAAGATGCCACCGATCGACCCCGCGGTGTATGACACCGCCCCGGTGTTCGAGGACATCCTGCGCGTGCTGGGTAGCGACCAGGCGGACCAGGGCACCACGTCCAACGCCACGGCGACCGAAGTGTCGGTCGCGCAGTTCTCGCAGAACACCGATACCACGTCGGTCATCGATGACCTGAACGACATGATGACCGAGCTGGCGCGCGCGTCGGGCGAAGTGTTGCTGCTCAACGTGTCCCCCGAGATCGTCCAAAAGGTGGTGGGGCCTGGCGCCGTGTGGCCCCAGCTCGACCGCCAGACGGTCGCCGAGAACGTGTTCCTGGAAGTGGACGTGGGGGCCAACGGTCCCCCGAACCGCCAGGAGGACGTGCAGATGCTCGTGCAGCTGGTCCCCCTGCTTCAGCGTGTCCCCGGTATCAATCCCGAGTGGCTGGCGAAGGAACTCATCCGCCGCATGGGCGACGACATCGATCTTTCTGAAGCCTTTGCCGAGGGACTGCCTTCGATGGAGGCGATGAACCAGCTGATGGGCCGGCCGCAGCCGGCGCCAGGTGGCGGTCCCGAGGCGCCAGGCGGCGCGGGGAAGGGTCCGCCGCGCCAGGGGCCACCGGGACAGGACCCGAGCGCACAAGGCCCCCAGGGGCCGCAGAACACGCCATCGCCCACCCCCGGCGGCCCGCCCGGCTTGGGTAATCACGCCCCGCCGTTGCAGGTCTATGGCGCCAACGGCAACCGGCCAGGGCTCGGCGGGGGGATGCCGCGCGGCGCCATGTCCAATCCAGGGTTCCCCACGCCATGAGCGAGACGACAACCCCGCCGCCGGGCATGGACGCGCGCACGCTGGGTGATCTCGCACAGGCCATGCTCGATGCCGCGGATCACTGGCTCACGCTGAACCAGCCCGATCGCGCGATCCAGTGCCACCAGGCGGCGGCGATGTATGCCAACGCGAGCGCGTTGGCTTACGTCAACTATCAGCCGCCACCACCGGCGGAGGACGCTCCGATGATCAAGCCGTTGTGGATGAGGACCGCCTGATGGCCGATCCGATCACCAACGAGCTGACCATCACGGTCACTGGCACGCTGGACGGGTTTGTGCCGCTTGATGTCGCCGCTGTCATATCGATGGTGCCGACGACGCCCAAGCCCACGCCGCCACCTGATCCTAATCCGGCGCCTGCCGGTCTCGCGGTCTGTATCGACTACGACGGCACCGAGTATTGGTATCAGGCAGACGGCGGTATCGCTCGCGGCGACTGGACCGATCCGCGCGGCAGATACGTGCAGAACCGCGTTGACGTGATCCACCCGGAGCTGCCGGCGCTTGTCGTGCAGTTCCGCTGCGATCGCGATGGTAAGCGCAGTGAGGTCGTGTTCGAGCTGGGGGACACCACGGTAGGCACCCTCGCTTTCAACATGACCACCTATGTCGCGACGATCTACCAAAGCGATGCGCTGCTTGCTGTGGTCGAGGTTCCCGAGCATTACTGGTATTCGCGCTGGCGCTGGCAGTCGGCGCCGCGTCCGGTTATCGCGACCGTTGCGGAGCTACAGGAAGCGGGCTTGCTGCCGTATTTCGACATGGCGCTGGCAACCACGCGCCCGCTGTCGCCGGCGCGGGTGTATGAGCCGATGGGCTTGGCGGGACTGACCGCCTACATGCCAGGCACAGGCGAGCGTGACGAAATCGGCGTCGTTACCGAGGCGCAGGCGGAATATCTGCGCGGTGATGCGTCGGTGGCTTCGCTTATTGCACAGGCCGAGGCAAGTGGGACCTGCCCCTGGCATTATCGGAACGAGGACGGGCTTGCGGTTTATGACTTCAAAGCGCACCCCAACGCCTCTCTGTATTACCCGGCCAACATCCCAGCCATCGGCACACCGGTAACGCTCGATCCCGCACACGAGCCCGACCTTGCATACGTACCGTTCCTGCTCACTGGCGATCCATACTACCTGGAAGAACTCCAGTTCGCGGCGACCTTCAACGTGCTCGCGACGCTGCCGCAGTCACGCGGTTCTTATTGCATCGGCTTCGCGGTCCGCGCCCATGCGTGGGCGCTGCGCACTCTGGCGCGCTGTGCCAGGGTGACACCGGATAATGCGCCGTCCTGGGTGCAGTCACGCGCCTACTGGCAAGAATGGCTCGACGGCGAGCGCGACTGGATGCTTGCGCGCTACGTGCATCCGACCGCGCCACCGTTCACTGAGCCGCCCTATGCGCCGCCGCTCAACTACATGGCCGATACGCAGAACTCGCCCGCATCCAGCACGATGCCGCCCGGCTGTGTCAGTCAACAGTGGATGGAGGATTACGAGGCGGCGGTGCTCGGCCATGTTGTGCAAATCGGTTATGCGGACTGGCGACCGATCCTCGAATGGAAGCTGGTCAACTCCATCGCGCGAACGAACGGAGTGTCAGGCTGGGTGCGCGCCAAGCCAACTCCATACAATGTCGCGCTACGTGCAACGGACAAGTCACCCTACGTCCAGAGTTGGCAAGAGAACTGGGACCTTAACGTGACGATGCAGCCGGGGATCGCGAAGTTCGATGACCCGGACATCATGCCGCCGGGTGACTCACTGGTATATGCGTCCTACACCATGTCGGCGTTGGCGATTGCGGCCTCGCTCGGTGTCGAGGGGGCGGCTGACTGTCACGAATGGCTGCGCGCGCAGCTCATCGAGAACAGCAATGTCCAGACATACAGCGACCGCAAATGGTCATTTGCCTGCATAACTGCACAACACTAGACAGGACACAACAAAAGCGCCATAACCCGGCGCATGTCGGAAACGACAAGCACCACGGACGGCCTACCCACATCAGACGCGCCCTCGTCCAGCGCCGTCGAAGCCCCGAGCGCGCCCGCGCCAGCAAGCGCGCCCGCTGACAGTTCGTCACCGCCGCCGTCGTCAAGCGGCACCGACGCCACCACTCCTTCGCCAGCGTCAGGCGACAGCCGCCAGTCCGACCGAGAAGGATTGCTCGCAGCAGTTCGCTCGGTGGTGGAGAAAACCCAAAAGCCCGTGTCTCCCGAAGGGGACACCGCCGAGGGCGAAACACCTGCCACGGACCAGGTCGCGGCTCCGGGCACGCCGGGGGAGACCCCTCCTGCGGATGCAACTTCCCAAGAGACACCCGCCCCACAAGACGATCTCAACGCGCCCGATCCGACCGAAGCGCAGCTCAAGCAGCTGCGCCCGGAGACACGCAAACGGTTCGAGCGCCTGCTTGCCCAGCGCAACGAAGCCCGCACGACCCTCGCAGCTGTCCAGCCGGAACTCGACCAGCATCGGCAGCTCCAGGCGCATCTCCAGCAGAACCAGTTGGCGCCCGACGATGTCAACGTGTTGCTGGGGATTGGTGCCGCGCTTCGTAAACAGGACTACCAGGCGTTCCTCGATGGCGTGACACCCTATGTCATGGCCGCGCAGGAAGCCTTGGGCCTGCGCATCGCGCCGGACATTCAGCGCCAGGTCGACGAGGGGTTGGTCAGCGAGGACGCGGGGCGGGAACTCACCCGCACCCGGCATCGCGCGGCGCAGGCCGAAGCGCGGTTGCGTGACACCACGCAGCAGCATCAGGCACAGGCGCAGGTTCAGTCGATCACCCAAATCCGCTCGGCGGTCGACGCTTGGGAACGCAACATCCGCACACGGGACCCCGACTACGCCCAAAAGGCGGACACTGTCAGGCGCTTCAGCCAAGCCTTGCTTCAGGAACGCGGCACGCCCGCGACCCCCGAGCAGGCTTGGGCGCTGGTGCAAGCGGCCTACGAAGAAGCGAACAAGGTGCTGGTCAGTCTGCGGCCTCCGCCGCGGGCCACGCGCCCGTCGCCTTCCAGTGTCCATGTGGCAACCGGAGGGGGCTCGGCCGAACCTGCAACCATGAAAGAAGCGGCGCTGATCGCGCTGCAAAGGATGCGGCGGGCCTCCTAGTCCTGAAGGGCTAGACACATGGCGTTTACCGCGGGCGAACTGTCCAACATCGCCAACGCAAGTCTTGATTTCTACTACAACAAAGGAGACACCTTCAAACAGAGTATCCAGGCGAAGCCGTTGCTTCGTTTCCTGGAGGCCGGCTCGAAGAGCTTCCCCGGCGGCAAGGGCAATATCTCGCTGGCGGTGAAGGGTGACTATGGCGCTGGCGGCACCAACGATCACGTCGTTGGTTACACCCACAACGACACGGTGAACTTCTACACCCCGGCCAATATCAAGCGCGTGAACTTCCCGTGGCGTGAGCACCATATGGGCCTGACGCTGACCCACACGGAACTCAAGATCGACGGGATCAGCGTGACCGACGATGGTGGTGACGGCAGCTCGCTGTCCAACCACAGCGACCGCGATGTCACCGTGCTGGTGAACCTCCTGCAAGACAAGCTGGAGGATTTTGGCGAGCAGTATGCCCGCTCGATGAACGGCCTCATGTGGGGCGACGGCACGTCCGACGCCAAGGCGCTCGCCGGGATGCGCGCGATCATCGTCGACGTGCCCAACACGGGGACGCTCGGCGGGCTGGATCGCGGGACCAACACATGGTGGCGCAACCGCTCGGCCACGCCGGCATTCGGCACCGCCGGGGGACGCGGCGCGGTGACTTCCGCCGTCGCCAATGGCGGTGCGCTGATCCAGTTCTTGCAGCAGGAATACCGCCAGCTGATCCGCTTCGGTGGGCGGCCGACCAAGTGCCTCGCCGGCAGTGACTTCATCTCGGCAATGGAAACCGAGTTCCGTGCCAACGGCAACTACACGATGACTGGCTTCACGGGCACGCAGGATGGCTCGATGGGCAGCCTCAAGTTCATGAACACCACCATCGAGTATGACCCGACGCTGGACGATCTCGGCCGCAACAAGTTCGCCTACTGGTGGGACCCGCGGCACATCTACCTGATGAAGCAGGACGGTGAGTGGGACCATCGGTTCACTCCGGCGCGGCCCTACAACCAGTTCGTCATGTACAAGTCGATGACCCACACGGGGCAGATGGTCGCGCAGCAGATCAACAGCGCGCTCGTGGTGGCGATTGCCTGAACCACACGGCATTTGCCGGGGGACACGGTGTCCCCCGGTGGATGTCCTCTGGTGGATGTCCTCTGGGAGAAGAAACCTTATGCCTGAATACCAGTTGCTTAGATGTTCTGTCGCTCTTGCTGGCGACAAAGACCAGGTCGTCGTGCGCGGACGCCACGATCCGATCCTGTTCCCCGAGCTGATCGTGCTTCAGTTCATCCACGGCGAGGACGCGATTACCGATGTGCATGTCGTGGGGCACTGCGACATGGCCGCCGACGAAGCCTGGCAGCGCCTGACGACGATCTATGGCGATGACAAGGTGCGCGTGGTGTTCCCCGGTGCCCGCCCGAGCGTCCCCCGCGCCGACAAGAGCGTCCCCTTGTGCAACAAGCCGATCTACCAGCCGGCGCCTACCTTGCCGGCGAGCCCTGACCCGAAGCTGCGTCCGCTCACCGACATCATCGTGCCGGTCAGCGCGGGTCCCCGGCGTGCGGCACCGCCGCTTCCTGTCGAGCCCGAGCCGACGCCCGACGAAATCGCCGCGCACACGCAGGACGACGAGCCCGCCGACATCAGCGACGCTGAGCTGCGCGAAATGGGCCTGGGCGAAGGCTCCCTGCTGACCGCCGGGCGGACCGCCTATCCCGGCCAGACCGCGGCGGTGTCCCCGCCGGTGCTCGACGCCGCGATGGGCAGCACCGATCGCAAGCGGACGCGGGTTGCAGGGCGCTGAGCGATGGGCCGGCAGTTGCGCGACATGCTGACCGACCTGCGCGCCGAGGTCGGTCACTCGACCAACGTGGCGCACGGCATCAACGATCGCGACACGCTGCTGTATTATCTGAACCGCACGCAGAACAACCTCTACGTCGACTACAACTGGCCGCAGCTGATCATCGATCGCGACATCAAGGTCGCGGACGGCCAGCGATACTATCCCTATCCCAGCGATCTGGCGTTCGATGACATCACCAACATCTGGGTGCTGATCAACACCGTTTACAACGAACTCGGCTACGGCATCGGTCCCTATGAGATGGTCGTGTGGAACAGCGACCTGGGCTTCAAGTCGTGGCCGACGCAGAAATGGATGCACCACCCGGACGACAACACGTTCGAGCTGTGGCCGATCCCGGACGCCAGCGCGCAGAACGCCAACGCTCTCGTCCGGCTGCGCGGCACCAAGACCGTCAAGACGATGATCAACGACGCCGATGAAAGCACGCTGCCGGATCGGCTGATCGTGCTCTATGCGGCGGTGGAAATCCTCCAGCGCGACGACGCCAAGGATGCGCCGCTCAAGCTTCAGAAAGCCAACGAGGCGATGCGCCGCTATCGCGTGCGCCAGTTCACCCACAAGCATGTCCGCCCGATCGTGATCGGTGGCGGGGGCGGAGACGCACAGTCACGGCCGGGTTCGCAGCCGGTGCTGGGGCTGGACTATATTCCTCCTGGTTACGGTAGCGGACCGAACCGGACCTAGCGGATGGGCAAGGTCTTCTCCATCACGGACTTTCGCGGCGGGCTGGACACCCGCCGTTCGCCGCTGGCGGCGCCTTCGGGGACGCTGCGCCTCCTGGAGAACGCCGTGATCAACCAGGGCGGTGAGATCGAGAAGCGTCTGGCGTTCGTCAACAGCACGACCTTGCCGGCACCCTATCAGATCATTTTCGGGCATGGTGACGCGCTGCACGCGTTCGCCATCGGCAGCGCGCCGGCGATCCCGGCGGGGACACTGGCGGTGCCCATTGTGGGGCACGCGCTGGTGGACCCTGGTGATGGCGGCACGATCACGCTGATGGATGTGGAAGCCTACAACGACAAGTTCCAGGTCGTAGGCTACACGTCCACACCGCCCCATGCATGGTATGTCTGGTATGATGGCGTGCTGGTCATTCAGGATGGTGTGCCCGCCGGCGGGACCTATTCCCGCACCTACAAAACCAAGATGTATCGCACTTACGGCGGGTATCTGTATTTCTCGGGGGTGGGGGACCCGGCGACCACCGATCCCGCCTCGACCGCGCATCCGGGCGCCGGCTTCATTAATATGCAGATCAACGATCCCGAAGGCGAAAGCGTCAACGGGATGGAAGTGTTCTACGACAAGCTGGCGGTGTTCGCTCGCCTGACCACGCAGATTTGGTCGCTCGACCCTGACCCCGCGAACGACCAGCTGAACCAGGTGCTGCGCATCGGCTCGCCGGCGCCCTTCACGATCACGCAGTTCGGCACCGGGGACATCCTTTTCCTGTCTGACAGCGGTGTGCGTTCGTTGAAGTCGCTGACGATCAATCTGGCTGCATCGGTGAGCGACGTAGGCTCCGCAATCGACTTGATCGTGGTGCCGGTCATGCGCGCGTTGGGCACCAATGTATTTGGCGATCCCAAGGCCGTCATTCAGCCAATCCAGGGACGATACTGGCTTTACATGGATAACACGATCTATGTGCTGTCTTACTTCCCCGCCGGCGACATCACGGCCTGGAGCACGTTCAAACCGGGGTTCGTCCTGACGCACTTCGCGGTGGTGCAGAACCGCGTGTTCGCGATGGACGACGCCCGCAACGTCTGGGCATACGGCGGCGCCGATCTCGCGACATCTGACAGCTCGAAAGTTACCGTGCGGACGCCGCATCATGGCGCC